CTCTAATCGTAAGATTAGCAGGTAGTTACCGGCACCCATACAATCCGGTAGCGCTACCTGGATAGTACTCGCTGTTATATATACCGATATCACCTTATCCACAACTAAATGCATTAGAAGACTATGAGAGGACAACAATCACTTTTTGACAATTATATCGAAAAACCCGTCAAGAAAACGACAAGAAAAGGACGTTCATCTGATATGATAGCCCTCAGGGATGAATGTCTGCTACACAGATATTATTATCATATCAAATTACAGGGCAAACGCTACGATATAGCTATCCAGGAATTGTCCACAGAATTCTGGATCAAGAACAGCAATATCATCTATCGTCTGCAATGTAATAGCGAGAGATTGGAACAGATCATGAAACAGGATCAACCAGACCTCAGACAATTAAAATCATTGTATCCCTGGTGGGCCTGGTAGGCAATAAAAAAAACCGCTGCAATTGCAGCGGTTTTTTTTATTGTTACTGATAATTACTTCTTTCTGATGAAAATACGCCCTAAAGTACCTTCAAATCCGGCATAAGTGGACTCATAATCCGTTCGCACACTGATGATTTCACCATCTCTGTTAACCGCCATATAGACATCTTCAGGCTTTTTAGCTTTTACTTTTTTATCATAAAGATTTGCATACAGTTCTATGATATCAGGGATGCTTCCGGTGATACTCACTTCATATATGATATCCGCCTTTGTTTCCTCATCCTTGTTAAATTCTATAATAATGCGTCTGGCATTATTATCAGGCCCTTTCAGGGATACCTGCATTCTCGAGCGGTTAGTATTTGTATTGGCACTATCAGGCGCATTCAGGTGCATTGTCTGCGCAATAGTACCTGCAAATCCGTATGCCTCCGAGAATGGTTTTCCTAATACCTTTAATTGTTGCGCATCAGCAGAAGAAAAAATAAAACAGGATGCAAGGAGCATCAATGTACAGCAGGCTTTCAATATAAAACGTTTCATAGTTGAATTGGTTTGGCTAACAGATTATAAGATCTAAATATAGATAAATAAAATCAGAACATATCAAATCCTATCCTTCCCGTTAGCCAAACAACCCTCCCTTATCAGGATAATAATTCCAGTGGTGGTTTTTCAATTTCACTGGTTACCGGCGGCAGGGGACTTTCATGAAAATTCAGACTATAAGTCAGCACCCGCACACGAAATGCATCATCCCTGTCTTCTGTGCTGATACTGATACGGGCCAACGGTGCAATCGTACCGTTTGTCCATCCCTGTAAGGCCTGGTGCAACTTCAGTTCTGCTTCATAATAATTAAGCGCAGTAGGCGTATCCAGGAACGTGGACCCGTTTGAATTGGTCACCGGAAATACCATCCTGCATTGTAACTCACCGGATGCAGCCTGTACAAAACCCGTCAGTTCTGAATACCTCAGGTTCGTAAAATCAAGAAAGACACAAGGCCATACAGCAGGATTACCATTATAGTTCTCCGTTTGTGAAAGTTCCGGATATACACCTTTAATTAAAGGGACACCGGACGTAATACGTGCTTCCAAAGCAAGGAAGAGATTCGAAAATAAACTATCCATTTTTATTGTTTGAGGTTATCAATTTTTTGTCGGTTAACGAATGTAAAGGTCGGTGCAATAAGCCTCTTTTCCGCTTGCAATTTTAATGATTGAACAGCGATTGAATTATGATTATACAATAAAAGAATAAGCATTATTTCCTGATTTTTTCAACGTCCGTGAATGTCGTTCCTTTGTATTGTAATCGCTTGCTGACAGTAAGTAAAACCCTAAAAAAAAGCTGTTTCGAAGAAAGATAATATAGTGATCGGGCAGTGATAATGTTAACCTCAGATGTTACTATTAAATGCAATCATACATGCAGATCCTGAGCAGACCGTCTTACAGCGGATCGGAGACCAGGCATTCTCAGTCGTCGTTCTCGTAGGCATAGCATGGATACTATGGAAACGCCAGATAAAACTGGAAGACCGTTTAACACAGTACCTCGATGACGATCGCGAAAAAATGCTGGGCGTGATAGAGAACAACACGAAAGTGATGGAGCGGCTGGAAGACGCGCTGAACAGGAGTAATCCCCGATAGTGAAATGCGTAAAATAGATTTTATTGTTATCCATTGTACTGCAACTCCTCAGGACACCCCTCCTGAAAGCATCCAGCACTATTGGAAAGAATATCTCAAATGGAAAAGTCCCGGTTATCATTACCTGATTGAAGCATCAGGCAATGTAATACAACTGGCAACAGAAGATCGTGTCTGTAACGGCGTAGCAGGATATAATGCGAATAGCATCCACGTCAGTTATATCGGCGGAGTAGATGCTGATAACAGGCCATCAGATAACAGAACGATCGCACAAAAAGACGCAATGAGAACATTGGTCACGCTATTGAAGCAACAATATCCGCAAGCGCGGATCCAGGGCCACCGGGACTTTCCATTTGTTAAAAAAGCATGTCCATCATTTGATGCACGTGAAGCATTCAGCGATTTATAAAAAACATACCTATGGCATTTTGCAGAAAAACCCGCTCAAAGATCAGGCAGGCATTACAACAATTTGATGCATTTATTGAACGTCATGCTGAAGAAGCACTACGCGTCACAAAAACCATCAAATCATTATTGGAAAGTCCGCTGGTCAACTTACTGGAAGCAATCATTCCGGGAGACGCTGACACCATTTTCAAAAACAAAGTATTACAGGCGCTGGAGACAGGCATCGATACCCTGAACATCGTGAATACCTGCCGGCAGGAGCCAAACCTTGAAGCAAAACTTGTATGCTTCGTAAAAGCACTCAAAGAAGTATCACCTGATCTGCAGGACGCAGTACTTCAGAAGTTACAAAGCATTCTTTTGCGCGAGCTGGATGGCAATACCAGGAAGCAGAATATTTACGACCTGTTTAGTCAGGCCGCTTACAGCAACAGTAAATAGCAATTCAAACCAATTACAATGACCAAAAAAAGTAAGAAATGGCATTACCAAAAGTAGCAATTACATTAGGAAACGGCAATCTGGGAGCAAGCGCTGCAACCGACGATGGTGTAGCAGGACTGGTACTGACCGGCGTAGCAACCGCTGGTCTTCCACTGGGTACACCCAAAGTGATCTTCAGTCTGAGTGAAGCACAGGACCTCGGCATTCTCGCAACAGGCAGCAACGCCAGCGCACACCGCCACATCAGGGAATTTTATGACATCGCAGGAGAAGGCGCTGAACTGTATATCATGACTGTAGCAGATACAGTTACGCTTACACAAATGGCTGACCTGACAAACGCCACAGGCGCAGCAAAACTGCTGGACGCAGCACAGGGACGTATCAGATTATTAGGTCTTACCCGTACTCCTGCAGCTTCCTACATCCCGGCACTGACAGACGGTCTGGATAAAGACAGTCTGGATGCTATCTCCAAAGCACAGCAACTGGCACTGGCCTACGCCACACAGTACAAACCAGTACGTGTACTGATCGAAGGACGCAAACTGGATACTACCAATCTCGCTACACTGAAAGATCTGCGTACCTACACCGCTAACCATGCAGGTGTTGTTATCGGCAGCACCACCAACGATGGTAGCGCTTCTGTGGGATTAGTACTCGGACGTGCAGCATCTATCCCTGTACAGCGTAACCTCGGCCGCGTTAAAGATGGCGCATTGCCAATCCTGTCCGCTTACGTAAACACTGCAAAAGCAGAAGACCTGACATCCGGCGATCTGCTGCATGACAAAGGTTACATCTTCCTGCGCACGTTTGTTGGCCGCTCTGGTTATTTCCTGAATGATGATCCGATGTGCGCTCCTGTTACAGACGACTACAGCCAGCTGGCATTAGGCAGGGTGATAGACAAAGCCACTATCGTCGCTTATCAGACTTACGTAGAAGAACTGAACGATGAGATAACGATCGACGAAAGCGGTAAGATAAGCGTACCTGTTATCAAATACCTGCAGAACAAGATCGAGTCAGCAGTAAACCTGGCAATGGTAGATGAGATCAGTTCCTTCAGCGCATACATTGACGCCAGTCAGAACGTACTCAGCACCGGTAAGCTTACCGTTAAAGCAGCTATTGTACCGATGGGATATACTAAAACAATTGAAGTATTACTCGGTTTCACCAATCCTGCTCTCCAGTAATCCTGTTATTCACTTAAAAAAAGAACCAATATGATTTTTGACAACAAAGAATGTACCTGGGCCAACATGAAAGTAGTAGTGCTCGGTAAAGAATTAACAGGCATCCGTGGCATCAAATACAAACTGATGCAGGAAAAAGAACATCTGCATGGCGCAGGTGATGAGCCGATCGGTATTCAACGTGGCAAACGCACCTATGAAGGCGAAATCAAACTGCTGAAATTTGAATACGATGTACTGGCTGATGCCGTAAGACTTGCCGGTGGCAGAGATCTGCTGGACCTTACAGCCGACATCATCGTTACTTATGTAAAAGATGGTCTGTCTGTTCCTCGTACTGATATCATCCGCGGTTTCCAGTTCAAAGAGTTTGAAAAAGGCTGGGAACAAGGCGCGAAATTCATGGAGATCACCATGCCGATAGTTTTCATGGGACTGCAACAGAACGTATAATAACATAGCACGATCACCTTATTTTAAATAAATACCTATACACTTAACAGATTATGACAGTAGAAAAACCGGTAGCAATTACCAAAGAACATATTGAAGCCTGGAAGCAGAAATACAAAGATGTATTCAAGCTGACAGCTACTGATGGAAAAACAGGTTATTGCAGAAAGCCCAACAGAGATGAAGTAAGCTATGCCATGACCCTGATCGCAGGCGATCCGCTGGCGTATCATGAAACCATCCTGAAAGCAACCTGGCTGGGCGGAGACGATGAAATACTAAATGATAAGTCTTACCTGTACGGCCTGGGCGCGCAACTGGATAAACTGCTGGAAGCGAAGAAGGTTGAAGTGGAAAAGCTCTAAGCGAGGCGTCCGGCGAATTTGATAAAAACCCGCTCGGGTATATTCAAACGCTGTTCGAATATTATCTGCCCCAGGTTGACACCTCGCAGCTGACTGATGCTCAGTGGGCGGAAAAATTTGCACAACTGCACGACATCCGGCAGCGGGAGCTAAAAGGATTGCCATTACTCTCAAGGTAGAGATCGTGCTAAAAAAAATAAAAAATGGCAGAAACAACAAGTGATGAGTATTATCAGATAAGTAGGGCCGCCGACCTTGCTTTGAGCAAAGTATCCATCTTCCAGAGAACCGTGATGTCAAACAATAATACCCTGAGTTCGTCTTTAAGCGAACTCAGGGAAAACATCACGCAGATCGAAATAACCAGCGCCAGAGCCTCTTCATCCGCCTCAGCCACAATTGGTAAAAAACCAAAAGCAGAAAAGAAAGATGATAAAGACAAAGGCGAAGAGTTCGATGTGGATGGAATCATCAGCGGAGGCACGGCCATGCTCAAAATGGCGATGGACCTGCAACAGACACAGGTGGCCTTTCAACAATTCACCGGCAGCGCTACCACTGCAAAAGCATTGATAGGTAGCCTGCAGGAAATGGGAGTGGCTACTCCCTTCAGCAGCAGTGACCTGATGAAAAACGCAGAAGCATTGCTGGCATCTGGTACAGCAGCAGCCAACGTCATTCCTACATTGAGCCTCTTAGGTGATGCAAGCCGCGGTAACAAGGAAAAACTCGATTCGCTGACTGCCGCCTTTAGTCAGGTACAGACAGACGGTAAGCTGACCTCTGAAACGATGGCTGACCTTGTGAAAGCAGGATTCAATCCACTGGAAGAAATATCCAGAACCTCAGGCATATCAATGACCAGGTTACAAAGAGACCTGGATGCCGGAAAGATCTCGACCGATCAGCTGACAAACTCTCTCATCTCAGCAACAGGCCCCGGCGGACAATTCTTTGGCGCCATGCAGGCGCAAAGCGAAACGGCAGCCGGAAGATGGCAGGCCTTCACCGAACGCCTGGAAAATGCAGGAACCACACTGGGCACTGCACTACTACCAGTTGTAACAGACTTTGTCGATAATGCGCTCATCCCAATGGCCGCGTTCCTTGAAACAACCGCCAACTGGATAGCAGAACATTCCTCTCTGGTAGGATTTTTAGCCACAGTGATCGGCGGCGCGTTAGTTGGTTATAAACTATGGGCAATCGCTCAAGGTGCTGTTAACCTCGTAATGAGCCTCAATCCGGTCGGACTCGTCGTCGCAGGGATCGTCGCGCTCATAGCTGGTGTTATCTATGCATGGAACACCTTCTCAGGATTCAGAGGAGCAGTCGTTGGTGTATGGGAATGGTTGAAAGCCTTCGGTTCATTGATCAAAGATTATGTCATAGATAGAATTAAAGGCATGATCAGTGGTATCTCCGGACTCGGACAGGCCATCATGTATATGTTCAAAGGTGAGTGGAGCAAAGCATGGGAAACAGGCCAGAAAGCGGTAAAAGACCTCGTGGGTGTTGACGCAACAAAACATGCTGCTGAAAATGCCGGAAAACTCGGCTCTGCTTTCTCCAAAGGATTTGACGACGGCGTAAAAATGAAGCCGATATCCCTGAAGAGCCTTATGCCTGCTACCGCCCCGACAACCAGGATGAAACCCGCAGGAGACTATGGGTCACTCGGTAAAACACCTGAACAAACAGGCGGCTTAAGCAATACCAAAGACAAAGTCGATGGTATCACAAGTGGTGGAGCCCGTAACATCATTATCAATCTGCAAAAGCTTTTTGATAATATAAACATCAGCTCAACGACTGTGCAGGAAGGCGTCAATGATATGGAGCAAATAGTAACAGAAGCGTTGCTCCGCGTTTTAAATAGTGCTAACGTATTACCAGTTTAACTATGGCAGCAAGTTTCGATATAAAAAAGATCTTCAGAGAATCGTGGGGTTACCAACCTCCCATCTTTGATGTGGCGCTTCAGCCTGAACAATCAATTACAAGCGCCGATTTCTTCGCCAAAGGTCTTTACGGACGGCCTTACTTCATGCCGGTAACACTGGGAAAAATAGAACTCCCAAATCCCGTTATCCGTGTCACAAGCAAAAAGACCATTGTTGAAACCGTTCTCGTAGGCCGCACCGGTACCGTAAAGGAACTGATCGGACAGGAAGATTACAAGATCAATATTAAAGGCATCATCGTCACAGAGAACAATAGTTATCCTGAAGATGAAATAAGGAAAATACATGGGCTCTATACACAAAACATTGCCCACCGTATCACCAGTCCACTGACCAATCTGCTGCTTGGTGAAGGCGCCAGTGTTGTCATCACTGATCTGACCTGGCCTGAAATAAGCGGCATACAAAACGTCAAGACCTATGAAATGAACCTGATCAGCGACATTCCATTTGATTTAATTCTTAAATAATGTTCACACTCAAATGTAAAATCATAATAGGTGACTACAAGCTCTTCGCAGTAACAGATGTGAAAATAAAAAGAAGTATCTATTCCTTTGTCGACACCGCCACCATTACACTGCCCGCGTCTGCCCGCTTACAGAGTGACGCTACCAACGTTCCAAAGTCTGTCTCAACGGCTGCTACCTTCAAGGAAGGCGACAAGGTTGAGATAT